CCTCTGGAGCGCAATGATTCCATGGGAATGCGTGATTAGGAACCCAATTCTGGTCATCCCCATCCCATCTCCCTCTGTATAGGCAGGCAGAATGAGACTCCACATCTGCGTTCTGAGCGGCTATAACCTCCGGCCATCCGTCCCAAGTAGGTTTCAATTCTGCACCGTTAAGGCTGAACCACTGTGACGATCTTTGTCGTCCTGAAGTTGTATGTTGCTGACTGCTCTATCGTACCCAGCGGCCCACAAGTTAACCCTTGCGTCGTTCTGCAGGAATGGTTCCATTTCCATCAGCGAGCCATACAGGTACACATCCGGTGCATTCTGAAGCATCCAGTTTGATGTCGTTGACCCGTCAAGGTTTGGGAACTTAGCCCAATAGAGCATCTCGATATTGTAGACGCCGGCTGGAATCGGGCCTAGTCTAATCTCGTTGGCAATGATCGTGTAAAACGAAGGTTCGCCAGATCCAAGATTCCATGCCTCGTATATCTCAGGACTAACATATCTCAATGATACCGTTGGGTTTGCGTTTATCCTGAATTCACGCATCTGCAGAAACCTTGGCGGTAGAGCGTAGTTCGCCTGACCACCTATGGTGTCTGCTTCCCATTTCTGCTCCATAGATCGGAGTCTTAGTTCACGGTTGAACCTGGCCTCGCACAGAGCAACAAAGTCTGGAATGAATGTTACCATGTCGTCTCGATCTGCCCAGTTGGCTATGGATGTCTTGAGGGCTTCGTAGTTATTAAAGGCCATTAGATTATGCTCCTGTGAGTTCGGAGGTAGGCGTTGTCTGGATCGTTGAGGTATGTTGCAAGCAATGCCGGGTCGTGCTGTATAGCGCCGTTCGTTTCCTTAATCCAATTCTGCCAGGTCACTAGGGGAATTGACGCCACCTTTCTGCCCAGAGCGGTTGTGGTGGGATTATTAAGACCCTCGCTTCTTTCGTAGGCGTTCCGATCCAGAATAGGCTGTGCATCCTGACTAGTAGTGAGTGTAACCTGGTCAGCAGATTCTTCATATACTGTCTTGGTGTGCTCTGTTTGGTCGAAGATAGTTTTCATTAGACAAAGCCCTTACCGCCTACATGGGCGACCTTGGTTGGCTTTGCGTAGGCTTTCTGTAAAACTTTGATAGGGTCGAGTTTCTTGCCTTCTTTCTTCTTCTCTGGCTGCTTGCCGAAATGTTTCTTCTTTAACTTCACTTGTTTCGCCCCCTGTTCTTTCTTTTGCTCTGAACTCTTAAATTCTTTCTTGATGAATTTTTGGTATTGCGATCCTTGTGGTCAACATCCCTACCCCTGATCGCATCATCGCCAAGGTGCTTCTTCATTATAGCCCTGGCCTTATTCCTTTGCGCTCTGCGCTTTTTTTGCTTTGGTTTCGAGTGGTATTCTCTATACTCTTTCTTGTAGTCGCGGGCCATTATCCATTCCTTTGTCTGGTACGTCAGGGTCTGTCTTATCCGATTTGCCGTCTTTGTTCATTGGTGTTTCTCCAAATGGTCAGGGGGCACGAAGCCCCCGTCCCAAGTTTACTGCTTACGGTGCAGCCCAACCGGTTACCTTGCCGTTGGCTTCTTCGTTCTTAGAACGCAAGCCATACTCCACGACTAGCAACTGGCTAATCGAGTCACCCGTGCGGGCGAGACTATGAGTCATGAACGGTCTGAGATAGGCTATATCCCAATACTCGTAATCGAAAAAGTAACCAGTCTGTGCCGGCATCAGACGGTTGGGGACGATCTTCAGGTTCCCAAAGTCCGAAACATAAATGTCAACAGCCGCCACGACATAGGCCGGACTCTTGTTGTTAGCAGTTGTCTGCAACTGAGACACACTCTGAGATAGTTTTGATATCTCCTGCTTAACAACACCGTCCACCATCAGGATGTCAGGTTTCGCGCCGGCTTCCCAGCACTTCTCCATAACCACTCTGATGTCGTCTTCATCGACAACCGTACCAACTACAGTGTTGGACTGAATCCAAGAGCCAACGGACTTGGTTGCTCTCGCAGCAGACGATGTACCCGCAGAACCAGCCTCAGCCAGTTCGAGGAACATAGACTCCATGTCCAGTTTCAACTCTTTCGCTCGCTTCGCCATCTGGTAAGCCTGGGTAGACTTACGTCCGGCAAAGTCGACGGCCTCGGCGGTCCCTGAACTTTGAACAGCCTTCGTGCTGATCTGAGTCCAGTTACCAATGCGCTCCGGCTCATCTACGGGGATAATGGTAGCATCATCACCTTCGAGTTTGCGGTTGTCGTTACCACCATTAAGAGTGTCGGTTTGCCACTCGAAGTAGGTGTTGTCGCAAGAACTGCGACCAATACCACTCATGAAGGGTGTTTCCTCCGGAGCGATATTGTATATGATATTCGAGAGGTCTTCCCGAATACCAACTGCGCCATAAGTTAGGCGTGTATCTTGGGGTACTGCCATAACAGTTCTCCTTAGTTAGATAAGGTCCTCAATCAGTTTGGCAGCGTCTTTGTAACTGCCAGTCTGTTTCAGACGGTTGGCTTGAGCCTTACGTTTCTTTTTGTCAACAGCATCCTTTGCTCTGGATGTTCCTGACTTTACCAACTTGGGTTTATTGCGGATCTTCTTCTTCTTGATGTCACCGCCTTCAAGGGCGTCATACTTCATGGCTTTGATTAGAACCTGGAGTGACCGATGGTCTGCTAGACCCTCAATCTCTTCTGGTTGGTAACCTTGACCTTCAGCATAACTACGGACTTGGCCAGCCAATGCTGTCCGTTTCTCCGCATCTCCCCACTCGGGCATTATCTCCGTCATGAGTTGGTGTTCATTCGCGATGTGTTGCTGCATCAGCCGTCCCCTTTCCGCATCTGCTTCACCTGCAGCCTGTTGCTGCAATCTCTGCGCGTGCTGGATTCTGGACTGCGCGTCGCGGTACTCATCTCGCTTGGTCACATACTCAATCGGATCTTCTTCTTTTAGCGCCCTCCAGTCAATCCTTGCAAACTGCTCAAGGTTGCTGTTGGATGCCGCAATAAATTGTCCAGTTGCTTGAATGTATTGCTCTCGGATCGTATTGTTCTGTTCTATTTCGCTGCGAACTTGATTGATCGCATCTTCCAGTTCTTTACGATCCGTTGCCAGTTCTTGTGTCTTACGGGTGTAGTCACTCTGGCGGGAATAGCCTGAGACGAGTTCATCAATACTAACATCCATATCTTCACCGTTTACAGTCACGGTGTATACGTCAGAAGTATCTTTGCCTTCTTCATCTCGGTTATCTTCAGGTTCGTAATCTTCGTCTTCAGACTCAGATTCCTCAACCTCTCCCTCGTCCACCGACGCCTCTTCCGTCTCCGGTTGAGAGTCCTCAGTTTCTTCTAAGGGTGCCTTTTCCTCAGTGTCGGGTTGTGCGTCTTCCGCGTCCAACATTTTCAGTAAGGCGTCTGTGGCAGTTGATATACTGCCTTCTTCGTTTGCTTCCGCAGAGTCCGTCAATGTCGGTAGTTCTGCTGCTGCTTCACGGTTTTCCATAATTTATCTCCTGTCAGATATGTGGGTGCTGCTTCAATGAGTGGGCTATCTGCCCGGTTTCAAGTACGCTTTCTATATGCGCGTACAGCCGATCTACAAGTTTGATGCTGAGGTGTAATGCCTCGCGCTTGTCAATCTCGTCAGGTTCGGTGTGCATCCACTCCGACACTAACTGCTTCTTCAATATTTCAAAGGACTCCGTAAAAAGTTTGTCCTCAAGTAAACGCTTTGCGTGCGTCTCACGCTGTTCATTTGACATTTATCCTGCCTTTACATTCATTCCGGTTTCTAGTTCGATTTGGAGTTCAGCCTGTTTCAGTTCGAGCTCAGCAAGTTCAATCGCCTTATCATGTTCAAACTTCTGAGCATCAAGCATCACCTTGGCATTGTCACGCTGTGTGTCTGCCTGAAGGTTTGCTATCTCTGCCTGAATCTTCTGCATATCAGCCTGCGCTTTCTGTTGCTCAGGTTTTGGCTGCGGTTGCTGTTGCATCTGCGGTGGCGTAATGTACTCTTCAAAATTCTGGTATCCCATTGCCTTCAACAATGCCGACGCTATGTTGAACATGTTCTCGCCGGTAACCATGGGATCGCCTTGGGCTTTCGCTTGTGCGGCCATCTGCATGATCTGGTTTAACTGTGCTACCTGCTGGTCCTTGTTACCGTGACCAAGTGCTACCGATACGACGGCATCCATGCTTGAATCCCATTGACTGGGATCAACAGGCACCCACTCGTTACGGATTCTGACGGTACGGTCACGGTCCTGGTTCTTCACGAGTAACTCGTAGACCCGTTTCATCAAGTCTTTCACGCCTGTCTCGGCGAACTGTCTTGCGACCAGTTCTATCCGTGACTGTGCAGCCGTCATGACAGCATTCACCGCTGCAGCCGTTGTGTGGCTGGTGAGCGCCTTGTCGTTCATTCCCTGAGTATTCTTACTGACACCTGCGCGTTCCTCGCGTATGTTGTCAATGTACGAAAGCATCTCAAAGGTGTACGGCTCCAGCGCTGGCGTCGCCAAAGGCATGACTGCGTTCGGTGACTTCACCCGGACTACTCCACCGGGTCGCGCTGTGAGCAGGTCGTCTAGGTTAGCCTGTCCCTCAAGGACTGCATAACGACCATAGTTCTGGTTGTAGGCGTTGTCCAGTAGGTTACGCATCAGCGTAGACTTGATCTGCTGCAAGTCCATAACAAGGTCTGCGATAGACAGGCCGTAGAACTTGTGCGGAATCTTGACCGGCGTTACGCTAATGAACGGTACATTGTCAACCGCGTCATTCGCCAGAACCAGGTCACCAACACT